ATGGGGTTTGATAACGCTTTGTGATATAGCCAATGGTTGCGTCTATTTGGCGATAAGGGTCAAGGTCGCGATACCAGGTTGATCTCATTTGACCCAATCCATAATGTGACCCATTGCGTGCAGTGTATGACCACCTTGATTCTTTTGTGATGATCTTATGGAAACACTGAAATTGCTCATAATTAACAATTCTTGAATGAGCATATAACTTCAAATGATCTATTGAATAGTTTGCTGAATACGCTGCGGGACTGCTCGTTATTGAAACCAATGCCGCTATGGCATAGAACCGTCCCATAAGCCGATTGCGCCCTCGCGCGCTCACCGCCTCAGCGGCGCGCTTTAAGCGAAAGTAGGCTATCGCACCTGTCAAGTTACCCGTCAGTATGTGGATAACCTGAGCGTGCCCCTGGCGTGTTGTCCACACCTTTTGCCTACGTGTGGATAACTTCTGTGGATAACTATTCATGACTGGTGACCCCAGCCAGTGCCCTTGAATGAGATACCAGGCGCAGTGAATAACCGATTCATGGGTTGTCCACAACACTGGGCGTTTCGGTCTTCATGGATTGACTTATCCACCTCAACACGGATTTTGCACACTGCACATTCAAACTCATAGATTGGCATTGGAAACCCCTATCTGCGCAACCGTCATGGATTCGCACTTGACGCATTGAATCACTTCCACACCTGGGGGCAGGTTGTCCGTGACTTTGTGAATCAGTTGAATCGTGATCTTCTTGCATTTGCGACATTCGAATTCAGTTCTGTCCATTTTTGTTTTTCCTCAAATTCTCGATCGGCTGAAGATTGATTTGTGACACCCACCAGTTTGGCTGGCTTGATGATCGATAACGTGGATTGCGTGCGACTGCAATTGGAATCCAACCAGCAATGAAATAGTTGCCGGACTTTCCTGTAACCAGTACGGCAATGTCATTTGCTCGATCGTATTCGTGAACGATCAGCTGACCGCCCTCGTATTTTGTCCAACGCACCTCAATATCGTCACCCACGTCTGCTTTTCTTTTGCCTTTTTCCTCAAATGGGTTGAACGGTTTATTCATGTATTTGGCAACTGCCCATTCACTGCCAACGCTTTCAGCGTCCTGAGCGATCAGTTCATGCAACGATTTGTCTTTTGAATAATTGCCGTCCCTGGTTGTCCAGTAATCGGTGTTTGCTTTCGCCAATGCAACTGCGGCTTCATGGCAGATAAACTGCTCATCTCTGGTCAATGAAATTCTCATCTGCAAGACCCACAAAACCACATTAACTTTTCGCCGCCCAGCCCTCGCTGAAATCCGAATTCGTCACTTTTGGCAAGCAATGAACAACGGTCGCACTGTTCCATTTTGTATTCTGCGACCACTTCACCGTCTTTGATCAGTTTGCAGATTTTGGTTTTAGGGTTGATGAGTTCCATGTAATCGCTCATTGGGCACGCCACTTTCCATTGCTGCCGAATACGTACCAAATAGGGTCGCATTGTGTGTTTCGGTTGTTTTGAGTGCAGCGATAAGCGCCCCAATCCTCACCGTTCTTTTTCTTGCCAGTTGCCCATTTGCGGTGACCGTGTACGCACTGCGGCGCTTCCTCGATCATTTCACCGCCTAGTTGGGTTGCGATCTCCTGAAGGCTAGAACCCAGGGTTGGCATTCCAGCGTTTTCGGCTTCTTCCTTCGTTGCATAACTGGGAACTTCACCAAATTTGGTTGTCCAGTAATCAACCTCAGGTTCAGCCTTGACTTCAGGTTTGCGTGCCTGGGCTGGTTTTGACGCGGCATTTCCGTCGTCGTCCTCAGGTGCAATGCCACACGCCGTCATGAGCGAATAGCGACGTGCATAAGTAAGGGCTGACCCAAACGCCTGCGGGCTATTCTGCGCCGCTGGCACGAAGATACTGCCCGTTTCCATATGTTCGCCCGATTCGTGCAAAAACACGGTACTGACCACAACACCTTTTTCGCTTTGATCAGTGTGCTGAACCAGGGCAATCCCGTTGGCGTGCAATGCGTCAATCACCGCTTCAATGCAAACGGCAAGGTCGGCGTACTTTGTCCCAAAATAGGGGTTGTCTGCCTTTTTCAAGGCTGGTGCGAAATTGCGTTGTGCCTGGACAAATGCGGCTGCGATCGCGGACATTATTTGACCGCCTTGTTTTTGCCCATTGCCATTCCGACTGATCGACCGTGATGATACCCAACGGATTTTCCGTCCCTGTACCCCATTGAATAGATCAGCGTGCTGATTGCTAGTTGCGCTATAAGCGCGAACCCTATGATTTGTTCTGTTGTCATTTGATCTCCCGATTGTTAGGGGGACGACCTCAGTGTTTCGCCTGACCCGTACTGAAGTCGTCCCGTACCGAAAGAATGACGGCTAAGTGTGACAACGTCAAGAATCGTGCGTGGATTTGGGCGTGTCGATTGGCTTCGGTTTTGACTTCAATCCATTACCCGCCAGTACGCCACCAAGCGAACCAGTCAGAAAAATTGCCAGGGTTTTAAGTAGATCAATAAATGCAGCGTCGTTGGGCGCTTGATTGCCAATGGGCTGCGTGACGAAAATGAGGGCATAAGTAATGCCGACTGTGACAATCAAAAACACCAATGCAAGGGTTGAACCAATGATCAAAATCAGTTGGGCGTGAACTTCTTCGGGCGATTTACGGCGTGCGGGCTTTTGCCGATTGATCTCCAAGTAAGTCGTCAGTGCATGTTCCAGTCGGGATACATTGGGGCTTTTGGCATTCTGGGTTTTCCCAGTTTTCAAATTCCTGGCATTCATAGCGTGTCCAACCGTCGTACCCGCAAGCGGTCGGGATTAATGCAAGTGCCGTGATCAACCCCGCCGCCGCGAATCTGCGGTTCACTTCCCCGTTGAACCGAAGGCTTTGTCGTTTGGATTAAGCCAGCGCAAAATTACTGGTGCAACCGCTGCAACCCCTGCCATTGCAAGTGTCTTTGGGTCTGTCACCCCTGCCATGTATAGGGCAAGCGCTGCTGCCATAAATGATCGCGCCCATGACGCGGCTAAGGCTTTTGCTTGTTCCATTTGGTTTTCTCCTTTTTTGGTTTGACTGCCACTTTTGGCAAATCAACTATTGGGAATTCTCCCTGGTATGGCGTGAACTTTGGAACACCAAAACCAACGATTTCTTTTCCTTTACCAAAAGACCGGACTTTGATCATGACCATTCCACCGTTGCGTTGATCTCCAGAACCGCTGGTGTTGCCCTCGATCGTCATGCAAGTTTTATCGTCAATCAATCCAACAACAATTCCAATGTGCGAAATGCGATCAACGCCGTCATGAGGAAAATCCATGAATGCCAGACTTCCCAGCTGAGGAATGTTCGACCAGCGATTGATTTCCTTGAATTTATGCGCACCGACTGCGGTGCTGACGACTGAATGAATTTTCACGCCTGCCTGAGCAGCGCACCAATTGACAAAACTTCCGCACCAGGGCAACCCGTCGGCTTTTGTAAATTTGCCATATTTGGTAAGGTTGTCGCCTTCCTCAATCGTGCCAACTTCGGCGGCTGCGACTTCGATTAACCTGGCGTTTGTGCCGTTTGGGTAATTCATTGATTTCTCTCAACTTTAAAATGATCGGGATTACTGCAAACCCATTGTTTCAATTCATTCAACAACAATTCTTCATGATTGCACGTTGGCATTGGTGCAATAAATGCGTCGTCAATTGGGTCGTATGTGAAACCAATGCCCGCGAAATTGTAACGAATGTTTCCGTTGTAACTTGTTCTTTTGACTGTGTACGGCGTGCCTTCTGCGTAATACGTTTCAGGTTCCAATCCGTCAATAAGTTCGGTTTCGTCTTTTCCAACAATGACGGCGATCACCGTGTTGGTTTCGTCTAAATAAGCGTAGTGTGCCATTATGCAAAACTCACTGTGTCTGATAATCCTGCCGCAGTAATCGTCGAAATTTTAAAACCCCCGCTTGTTGTTGTAGATTGAGTGACGCCGCCGCTAAAAGTTGCGGTCAAGGTATTTGCGTATTTTAAAATAATGATTCCAGAACCACCTGCGCCGCCATTTGATGACGTACTTACACCACCACCACCGCCACCCCGATTGGCTGTACCGTTCCCGCCTGAACCGCTTGACGCGCCGTTTCCCCCGCCGCCCGCACCGCCAGTGCCGTTTGTATTTGGATAACGCGCACCGCCACCGCCGCCAGCATAAGTTATTGACGAACCTGAAATTGAGGTTGCCACTCCTGCGCCGCCATTACCACCAGCCGCCGTCGAACCCCCGCCGCCTGTTGCACCCGCACCCCCGCCGCCGCCTGCACCTGGATCACCTAGAACCACCCCAGCGCCGCCAGCGTAACCTTGATTTGTTGTTCCACTGCCTGCCGCAGTAAAACCTGATTCTGTCGAACCGCCACCGCCTGAACCGCCAGTGGAACCTGACGCACTAGCGTTTCCACCTCGACCCCCGCCAGTTGAAATGATCGTTGCGAAAGTTGAATTGCTGCCATTTGAACCAGAACCACCTGCGCCAACTGTAAGCGTCAATGCAGTATTTTTTGCAACTTTTGCCGCTGAAGGCAGTGAACCGCCACCGCCTGTTGCAGTAACGCTGCACCGAAGTCCACCCGCACCACCACCGCCGCCAGAATTGGTGCTAGTTATCGCACCACCTGCGCCGCCGCCAGCAACGACCAAATAATCGACGTCGATAGTTCGTGGATAATTTTGGGCTGCAACAATTCCAAGAATTTTCATTTAAGCAATGTCACCAATCACCGTGAATGTGTTTGAACCCGTGCAAATAATCGACGCCGCTGAATATTGCGCACGAAGTTTCGGCGCTGCAACTGTCGCGCCTGTTGAAGTGATTGTTACCCCAGCGCCTTGCGCTAATGTCACCTGACCCGCGCCAATTTGCTGAATGTTGACAATATTGCCAGTTGCAAAAATTGAAGGCGGCACGGTCAAGGTGATTCCGCTGGCGTTTGACAATGTGACAATTTTGCCAAGATCAGCGGCAACCAATGTGTAAGTCGTGCCAGTTTGCGCATTAAAAGAAATGGTTGTGTCGTCCTGTTCAATCCAGGTGAAGTCCATGTCGGTTCCCGACGCCTTAGACAAAACCTGACCAGTCGTTCCACCCTTGAGATCAGCCAACGCCGTATCAACGGCTTGCCCAAAAACCTCGAAATCAGCTGGTAAATCCGTTACCAAATCACTCGACGTGGGCATTTGCCAGCCATAATTGCTTGTTGGGTTACTCATAGGTTTTCTCCGTTTCTACGCAACAATTGTTGCATATTGCCATTCTAAAGTTGGCGACACGCTCGCCCACGTTTCGGTCACTGGTACGTCATTCCAGCGCATTGCCTGCAATGAATAAGCCAATGGGGACAACAACAAAGTCACGCTAAGTTGGTTATACGACGCCTGAAACGACCAGCCTTCGACGAACCCTTGAAACGTGCCAGACGCCATGTTTAATGGCAGGTTATTTAATGCAATGGCTTCACCCATAAAAACGTTGATCAGGTTGTCACGGTCGCCGTTGTCAATTTCAGGGTTGGTAAGGTCAAACGTGATTTCGCTAAAAATTGGTTGTGGCTGGGCACGCAACGACAAATAGAAATTTGCCTGATCTAAGGCGTCGTCTGAATGTTCCAATGTCGTTGTGATGATCTGCGCCAATTGACCAAATTGGGCGATCGAACTGGCGTCGCTGGCTGATTCTTCGGCACTGCTAGTTGAACCATATTTGATCGTAAGGGCATTGCGAACGTCGCCGACGCGGGTTTCAATGCGCAACCCAGCCGCGCGGGCATGATTTGCGTCAAGATCAACGTATCCATTGGCAGCCAAATAGGTAGTTCGGTGCGTACTGTCGGCATAACCAATTCGCCCCAGGGCGTCCTCGTAAATGTACCCCAGCCCCGAAGTTGCCAGGGCTGCGACCAATGAATAAACGTCGGTGCGTTCTGAAGATCGATTTGCCAATTCATAATTACCAGGGCGATCGATTTCGCCCAAACCATTGTTTTCAGCATTTGCCCACGTGATCGTTGGGTCATAACTTGCCCAGGTTTCTGCGCCTGGGACTTGCGCCCATGTATTGAACAATACTTCGCTCAAAATTGTAAATATCTGATCGCCGTCAAATTTCTTTGAAAGAACGCCGTCGGTCAACGCCTTAGGCAATCGCGCCAATGCACCCAATGCCGTTATCGAATAAGTCTGGGTGAACAATGTTGAACCCACGTCGCGCACTTGTAAACCAATGTCAACGACGTTCCCGCCAAAAATGGCAACAAATGTGCCTGACGTATCTTTTACCGAAACGCCAATTGTTGAATTGATTGAAACTGGAATTGCCGTTTGGTTAACGTCTAGTAATTCAAGATTGACGTACCCCGCTTGCGCCTGCTCATAAATGTTGGTGCGTCCACTGCGAATCGTAAGGTTTGCCAAAACCGCTGAAGTGTATTCAACGCCGTCGATTTCAATTAGCCAAACGGGCGTCCACTGCGTCACGCGACTAGATTCCCAGCGCCGCCAGTGCCGCGATAATACGAATTGTTCAAGGTGTCAACGATCGTTCTGGCAGTGCCTTCCTTATCGACCGCACCTGAAACGTTCACGTTGATTGTCGTGCCTCGATCGGCTTCCTCACCAGCGCGGAATCCACCAACGTTGAAGTTGGAAGGAATTGCCGCCAGACCAGCCGTTGCAAATGCCGCAGTTTTTGCAGCGGTTGCCACGCCACCGCCCCCACCTGAAACGGTTGCGCCACCAGTGCCGCCTGAAGTGCCACCGCCAAAAACGCTACTTCCACCAGTAACGCTGGCTGAAGTTGGAATGTTGGTCGATACGGCAGGAACGCTGACCGTTGGCATTGATATTTTTGAAACGTTTGGAAGGAATGGAATTGCGTTGTATGCACCAATTAAAATGTTAATTCCTGCAACCGCGCCAGAGATCAAGCCATTCAAAATCTTGACAACGCCGCCAATTATGTCAATGACAACCCCAGCAATTTTGCCTGCGCGTTCTAGTGCCGTTCCCAATACCTGCCCGATAACTGGGGCAATAACTTTTGCAATAAATGTGCCAAATGTTCGGAACGCTTCTAGGTTGTCACCGATTGCGTCTTTGATGTAACCAAATGCTTTCAACAATCCGTTAATAATTGGCGTGAAAACAACCTTGATGATGTTGCCCAAATCTGTAATCGTGCGACCAAGCCCGCCACCGTTTAGGCTAAATGCACCTGAAAACGCATTGATGACCGGCAACGCATGTTGATTAATAAAGTTGATAACCTTTTCCAAAATAGGCAACAACGCAAAACCAATTGTTTCTTTTGCTTCATTAAATGCAACTTGCATTCTTGCAATTCGTCCAGCATAAGTGTCAGCGTTTCGCGCAGCCGCGCCACCAAATAGATCAGTCAGTTTGCCTTGTACTTCGGTAAACGACATGGCTTTCAATTCGGCAGCTGATAAGCCAATCCCTAATTTGCCCAGTGATGTTGTGTTGCCGTCGTAGGCTTTACCCAACGCATTCGCAACGGCTTCAAGCGGTTTACCTGTGGCAGTTGAAATGTCAAGGGCGGTCGTCAATAAATCTTGCGCGGTTGTAATGTCACCCGTTGACCGTGCCAGGCGACCCAATGCAGGGCGCAGGTCGTCGTCGGCAACGCCTGTTGCCAATGACATTTGCAAGATCGATTGCTCAGTTGCAGCGATCTGGGCTTGCGTTGCACCTGTTGCGTTTTCCAACGCCAGTGCCAATTGTGTCTGCGCCTTTTCGTCCTCGATCGCGGCTTTGACCCCGTCGATTCCGATCTTGATTGCATAAGCGCCAGCGGCGGCGGCTGCCGCCAGGAATGCTGCCCCAATGGCTTTTCCAGCCTTGCCCATTTTGTCGCCAAATGAATCAACGTCACTGCCTGCGGTTTTCAGCGATTTGTTGAGGTTGTCAACGTCGCCAAGAATTGAAAGTTTAAGGGTACGACTTCCAGCCATTAGGTGTACTCCTTCACGATCTTAGAAAATGAATCTTCCCACTTTTTGACGATCTCAGGCTGGGCGCTTCGAAGGGTTGGATAAATAAACCAACCGCGTGACCCGCGACCTTCACGCCCTGACCAGACTGGGAATTGTTTCAATCTATTTGAACCGAATTCGACGCCGCCCCAAACCTGTTGGGTCGTTCCCCCGCCACTTAATCTTTGACGCGCGAACCCATAGGAAATCTCACCAATTTTTGATGATTTCGAAACGGTTGCACCGTCAGCAACTATTTTTGACGCGCGGTTGTTTCTTCCACCTGCCGCACTTGAAACTTTTTGTTTGACGTATTCCGCTAATTCTGACGTAACAACTTTTGCTTGCTTGATCGCTTCGTCGTCCATTGCTTTAAAAGAACGGAGAATGGCGCGCAGTTCAGCCTTGTCATAACTGATCGAAACTTGTTCAGCCATTCGCCCGTCCTTCCAGAATTTCCAACACTGTCAAAATGTCCTCAGCCGTTTCGAATTGTTCTTTTGGTAAATTGGTTGCGATAGCCAATTCCCAAACAATTCGACTTAGGCTTCCGACTGGGTGGCTTTTGGGTTTGCGTCACCGACCATTACTTCGGCAATGGTTTCAGTCCATGCCTCAATTGGCTTGACTGGTTTCCCAGCGGCTTCACGTTTCATGGCGTGATACGCCAAAAAGACCAAATCGGATATTCCGATCTTTTCCTGCGCCTGGCTGATCGTGTGACCTGTGTGCTTTTCCCATTTAACCCACTCAGGCGGCGCAGCCGTGTAGGTCGCCTGCGCCCCGTCGTTGTATTCAATTGTTATTGGTAGTTTCATTTTTTCTCCCGATTGTTAGGTTTTAGAATGTTTCGGAAGGTGTTCCGACAACAATAAATGATAGGTCAACGGTTTGTGCGTCAGGTGCTGCACCGCCGACTGAAGGAAACACTGGCATAACGTTGAAGGCAAAAACTGCGCCTGTTACGGCGGTGAGGGAAACCGCAAGTGTTGTGTTTGGTGCGGTTTCGCAAGCCGTCCAGAGTGCCTCACACAATGAACTTGCTGCGCCCCAGTCTGCAAGCATTGACATATCAAATGTCCATTGATCGTCAATGTGCTTGTATGCCTTGCCGTCTAGCGTTTGGTAGGTTTCAACGGTTGGTGAGTTGGCAAGTGTTGCGCTGGTCGCCTGCGCGTCGTAATTAACGGTTGCAATGGTCACGACTAAATCGCGACCAGTAATGATTGTCGTTGGCATTTTGTCCCCTTAGGTTGTCTGTGTGTAGTAAGTTGAAACGTTGATGTCAGCGACCAGCATTGGTGATTGTCCTACTTCTAGAACCGTCGGCTTTTCGATTTGTCCAACAACGTATCCTGCGGGCATTGCCGCAAGAATTCCCATGATGAGTTTTTCCAGATTGTCCAGTGAACCTGCATTGCTATTTGACGCAACAATTGCTGAGATTGCAAAATTGATTTTAACCTGGGTTTTTGCCTTGCCGATCAAAACAACTTCCATGTAAGGCGAATCAGGCACAACAACAATTGCTGGCGGGATTGGCGCTTCAGGTACGCTGGAATAAATGTTCGCCGCCAGGGCGCTGAATGAGTTGGCTAGGGCTGCACGTGTTTCGGCAACTGAATTGGCTGGCACTTATTGCACGACCGTTTCAACGTCCAGGTAAGGCATAAGTAAAGTGCTGACGCGATTGGTCAAACTGCGTCCCATTCTGTAAGGCGTTGAGGTGAAATCTACGCCCTCGATCTGTCCACCAGCTGCCACGCGTGATTGAAAGACTTCCACACTGACTGCCAGAATTGCTGATTCGATTGCAGGGGTATTTGCGTAAATGTCGGCGGCTGAATAGCCTGAAAGTGTTGCAGTGCCCATTGGAATTATCTCGCGCAATGTGACATTTGTTGAAGTCAATGCAGCGGTGAAGGAATATTCAGTCGCGGTGACAACCGTGTGTGTTGCAGTAAATGGCGCAGGCAGACCAGTGACAATGACTGATTGACCAGCGACAAAATGATGACTGCGTTGCGTGTAGAAATAGGCAACGTTTGATTCGAGTTTGTATGAATTAATTGCTGAAGTATTTGCCACCAGCATTGGCAAAATGACGTTTTCGGACGTGTTGATGATTTCGTCCAGGTAAGCGTCTGAATAAAGTGAAACGCTCACGCCTAGAACTGTTCGCAGTTGGCTTGCGGTGACAATACTAGGCATGAGCGTTTCCTCTCGATCTGCTGCGGCGAGATCGGGAGAACCCGCCGCATGATTAGGTTGTTATCAGGTCTTGTTTACGCCGAAGCAGCCAGCGCCAATTTTCGTCGCCACCGCACCAAACGAATATACGCCGACCGTAATTGAACCGTCAGCGGTTGATTCTGCGCGCAACTGGTATGAAGTTCCCTCGTACCATGTATAAGCGTCAGGGTTGATGATCATAATTGAATCGTCAAGATCGGTTGTTGCCGCAGTGTTTGCAGTAACGTAGAGATCAAGACCAGCAACGCGACCGCGCAATGCAGTTGGTGTTGCTGAACCTGGCTGGTTGCTTGGGTTTGTTACTTCGTTGTATAGCGGAACGCCATTGTTGTTGAGCGACATTAGGTTTGACCACTGTGAAGTGTTGACCAAAATGTTGCGTGCAAATGGATTTGCAAGTCCCGCAGTTGCAGCATAAACGCTGGCTGAACCGCGTGCGATAACGCCAAGCAATTCTGCGCCTGTTGGGTATGTTGCAATTGAAGTTGAATCGGCGGTTGCGCCTGCAACTAGTTGATCGTTGACGTACTTATCTTGCGCCTTAGCCATTGCCGCGACCATATTTCTGAGCAATTCGTCGTAGAACAATGGGCTAGTGCGTGTCAATAATTCCACGCTAAATTTTTGCTGACCCGCAAATTTTTTGACGTCCACGCTCAAGAAGGCAGAATTTTGATCTGTTTCGTTGAAGATTGCGTCTTCGGCTACAACTGCAACTGTTGGTGCAACTGTAATTTTTGGAATTTCAAAAGTCATTCCAGCGTCAGGCAGGCTGCCTGTAGAAATCGCTTGAATTGACGGTCTAATTGTCGTTGATAGTCCGTTGATGACTTCGCTCAACTGACGTGTTGGAACAAGTCCAGCGTTGTCTGTTGTGTTGTCTGCGGCAAGAACGTACTGACGTGCATTCTCGTCACCTGTTGCAGCAAGAACCTTGTTTTCAAGATACTTCGCAGCGGTGACCTCAATGCGAGGTGCTGATTTGAATCCGCCTACTGCGTGAGCAGTTGCGGTGATTGACTGGGCGGCTTCAACCGTTTCGGCGGTTGCAGCGTCTTTGACGGTGTCTTCCACTTCGTCTTCTCCTTCTGTTGGGTTTGGTGCTTCAGTTTCGGTTGTCGAATCTGAAATTTCGTCTTCTGTCGCGGCGACTGATTCCACGCGCGCTGATCGGATTGCTGGTTCTGAAGTCAATGCGACGCCAGTTAATTCGCCAGCCAAAATGCGTACTGTTCCGTCTTTGAGTGTTTCGTATTCGTCAAACGAAACTTCAACGCTGAATCCGTCGCGCAATCCTTCTTGCGCTTCGATCAATGCGTCATTGCCTGCGGTTGTTTCTGCAATCTTGAACGTTGCGTCAATTCCTTGTTCTGTTGATTCAATTGAAAGTGTTTTACCAATGCGACGTGTGCGATCGTGTTCCAGGTTAAGCAAAACGGCGGTTGGTTCAATTGAACCCGCTGCGAATTGCACCTTGCCAATTGACGCGTTGCCAGTTTCTTCAAATGTGACAATGCGACCGGTGATTGTGCGACTGTTTGAATCTGCCGCAGTGATTTGCATTGGTGTTATGACTTTTTTCATAGCAGCATGTCTTCTTCCTCGCGTATTTCTTCGATCGACATTGCGCCGATTCGATTTAAGATTTCGTACACTTGCGCGCGCTCGTAAGGATTGCCACGCAAGAAATCGTCAAGGTCAAAAGACACGCGATTTCCCGCAGGGGTAAAATCCGCAAAACTTAACCTTTGTTCAATAATTGACATGTAATTTCTAAACGCAAAATCAACAAGGTCGCGCCTTTTGTCTAGGGCGTTTGAATAAGTAAATGTTGATTGCTGGCTATCTGTGAAATATGCAGGTAATCCGCAAGCGCGACTGAGTTCTAAAGAAACGTAGTTTCTCGCTTCGTTTAATTGCAAGTTCTTCGGGTCGTAACCCAATGTTTCAAGTGTGACGTCAGCGTTCAGGAATGCAGTTGACTTATTTGCTCGCGCGGTGCGCCAGGCGGTCAACAACTTTGAAACGCGATCAGCTGGCAGTGACGTGCCATTGGATTTCAAAACCATTTGTGGAATTGGTTCAACTGCAAAATTCATTGCGGCGCGTTCTAGCGCTGCGGCTGCCTTGATTGTTCGACCCGCGCGCGATAGCAAACCTTCTTGCGTGCCTTGAAAAACAACTAGGTTGGCAGGGTCAACGTAAGCGCCGTCGATCTGATAGGAAACAATTTCATAACCCATTCCGTTTGTCTGAATAGTTACGCGCTCAGGTGCAATGCGTTCCATTGCACGAATTTTTCCTGTATCTGCGTACCTATCCATAACAAATGCGTAGGCATTTGGAAAGAAAAACAAATCTGAAATAATCCATGACCAAAACGTTGTCCCTGGGATTCGTGGGTCTGGTTGATTGATCACGCGCGGTTGTGTGACCTTCTCGCCAGTTGCCTCATTGCGTGTGTGCATTGGCAGTGAACCAATTGTCTGAATAATGCTCAACGCACGCGCACACGTTGGAACGCTCATTGCTTCAGCGCGCGACGCCGTAATTACGCCGCCAAATAGGAAAAGATTTCCTACTTCACTGTAATACGGCGCAATTGCGGCGGCGTCCACGTTGCTGGCTTCTACTGGAACGGCAGTATCAGCCTTCGTCGCGAATAGATCGAAAAATCCCATGCCCGAATTGTGTCAGGGTTATAAGTTCACCCAACCATTATGTCAAGATCATTCTCTGGGCGTGTCGCGAAATGTGTCGCAAGCGCGACGGCGACGGCAGCGCACACAACCGACTGTGACGCCCTTCGACCTATGACCCAGCCCCCGTCGCCACGACGCAATTGCACCGCTGCCAAAACTTCTTCCGAAAGTTGGCTTTGACCCCTGTGTTTTAACCGACCGCTATTGATCGCACTCAGCATTTCGTCGCACGCCTGCGGATACACGCCGTCCATGTCGAAAATCGGAATGCCAGCGGGTGCAAGCCTGGCTGCAACGGCTGCACTGGTCTTGCGAGAATAAAGAACGTATTCGGTTGGATATTTGCGGGCGTAATCTGCCAGGTCGTTGGCAATTGCCTTGTCGTCCAACTGAAGATCATTCTGCCAGGTGTGCAACAACTTGACGACGAATTGTTCACCGCCAATTTTCTGAGCGCCAACCAGGCTGGCGTGTTTTCTATCTGGTGAGAGATCGATCGCCAACCAGGTCAGTTTGTCAATGTCCAGGTCAGCGGATTTGTCCAGACAATTGCCCCACGAAGTTGCGTCCACCGCGCTATTGATTGCCACGACCCAGCGACACAACACTTCCGTCATTACGACGTCAGGCGGGTCGTTCAAAACGCTTCTGATATTGTCCTCATGGATAAGTCTGCCCATTGACGGGTTTGAATGCCTGGCATTCTCAACACTGATTTCGTCGGTCGGCGCTGACCATTCGAAATATCCAATGTCGTCGGCAACGCCTGAAATGCTGGCGATTGCGCGTTGTCGAAATTGATTCAACACAATTGAACTTGAATCGCCTGCGTTTGTGTACGCCATGACCATTGGGTTCGTTGCAGCCATGAGGGTATAGCGCAGCGACGCAAAACTTTCAATGTCTGTCATTTCACGCAATTCGTCCAGGTGGATTGTCGAAGGTCGGGAAACGCCGCGAGCAGCTGAACCGCCTGCCCGCACAATAAACCGATTGCCCGTGATTGTTTCGATTTCCTCTCCGCCGTGTTGCCAGCGAATCTTTTTGACCTGTTTCGCCAATGAATCATTCTTTTCAATGATCTGAACCATTGCCCTGAATTGTTCAAGCGACGTCGAAAGTCTATGGGCTGACCCAATCTGCAAGTTTTCGTCCCATAGGAAAAGACCGCCCAGGATTCTGATCAGTTGCAGGAATGATTTTCCGTTCTGGCGTGCCACGACGATCGTGTTGACTGGGCTTGCCCAACGCCCGTCAGGCTTGATTTTATGAGTGTGAATGAGCGCAAATTTTTGCCATTCCATGAGATCGATACCCAAACTGGTCGCCAGGTCGATCAATTCACCCCCGCGTG